TCACGCTGGTGATGGGTCGCAGGCGCCAGTCGCGGGACCTTGCCCGCGCGTACTACCGCCTCGTCCGCGCTCTGCGGACGGGGACCACGGTGGCTGATCCTTACCACCCCGAGCCCAGGTACGTGACTGTCACGGTCCTGCGCGAGGAGTTCAACGCCTTGGTCGGAGGCGCTGAGCGCCCCCAGGAGGGGCGTTCGAGCGACGCCCCCACCGAGTCCCAGAACTCCGCCTCGTCGGCCGCGACCAGCCAAGCTGGGGAAGCTGACGGGGCGGCCCCCGACAATCCCGACCAGGCGTCGGAAGACGAACTCGACCGCATCCTGGTCGAGGAGATCGAGGGCCTTCGCGAGGCGGAGGAACGGATCGAACGCGAGGCGGAGGAAGAGCTCCGCCTGGTGCTGGAAGCCCTCGGGCCCAACAACCTCCAGAAGAAGGTCGACGTGATCGACGGCGCCAGGAGCGCTGACGAGGTCGACAAGCTTCGGGATGAGGCCAAGAAGCAGGCCGGCGCCCAGCAAGCCGCAGCCGCGGAGCGTGTCGCCATGAACGGCGGTCGCTCGGCGATCTGGAACCACATGTCGCGGGACCGTCGAGTCCTTGGCTACATCCGACTTTCGCGCTCCGGTACCCCGTGCGGGTGGTGCGCGATGCTCATCTCTCGTGGGCCTGTCTACCGCTCCGGCAACTCGGCTGAGTTCGCCGATGGGGACAAGTACCACGACAACTGCCACTGCTACGCGGAGCCTGTGTTCTCGCGTGAGCAGTACAACAGCTCGGCTACGTACGAGCTGAATCGCCGGTACGAGGAGCTGTGGCCCAAGGTCACACGCGGCCTGTCCGGCAAGGCGGCCGTTGCCGCCTGGCGCCGGTTCATCCGGCAAGAACAGAAGGCCGCAGCCCAGGAGGCTCGGCAATCCACATCGAGCGTCCAGGAGGCGTAAGCGTGCCCGAGCAGGAAACCACCGAGACCAGCACTGAGACCCCCGCGGAAGAGACCGTCGAGACGCCCCCGGAGGGCGAGACCCCCAAGGGCGACGCAACTCCCTCGACCGAGGAGGCCCCGGCAGAAGAGAGCGTTCCGGCTGACGTGCTTCGCAAGAAGCTGACCGACGCCAACGCCGAGGCGGCCAACTACCGAACCAAGCTCCGCGAGACCGAGGCCAAGCTCAGCTCGGCCAAGACCGTCGAGGAGTTCGAGTCGGCGACCGCTGACCTGAAGGGGCAGATCGAGGCGCTGGAGCGCAGCATCCTGCTCACCAACGTGGCACAGAAGTACGAGCTCCCCGAGGCGCTGGCCAAGCGCCTGACCGGCGCCACGCCCGAGGAGCTTGAGGCGGACGCGAAGGAGCTCCAGAAGCTCATCGCTCCTTCCGCGCCCGAGTCGCTTGGCGGCGGCCTCAATCCCGAGGACGACGCGGACGACTTCGACCCGGTCAAGGCGGCGCAGGCCGCTCGCCGTAGCCGTCGCTACTGACCAACCCTTCTGGCCGCGTGCAAGTGACGCACGTCGAGCCTCATCTCCCCTACCGACAGGAGTAACCACCCGTGGCACACAGCGTTGTCAAGCCCGAGAAGATTGCCGCTACTGCGGCGGTCGCTCTGGAGCAGGCCCTTGTCGTCCCCGCGCTTTTCCAGCGCGAGGGCATCGACCAGTACAAGGGCGCCGAGAGCGACACCATCAACGTCAAGGTTGAGGGTGTCCTCCCCTTCCGTACCTACGAGTGGCGTTCCGGCGAGCCGACCTCGTCCACTCCCGGCACTCGTCAGGCGATCCAGTTCGACGAGTACACCGAGAAGACGGTCGCCGTCCGCTTCGGTGGCAACATCTACTCGGCCGTCAAGCTGACCGATGAGCAGCGCGAGTTCGACCTCGACGGCTGGGCCAAGCTCATGACCAAGCAGACCGAGGCCATCGGCCGCGGCCTGGAGCGCGAGGCTGTCTCCACGCTGCTCGGCGAGAGCTACTCCGTCACCCTCGGCGGTAACGTCTCTGCGCGTGGCGGGTCGAGCGACCTTCGCCGGACCCTGATCAAGGCCCGTGACGTCCTCAACAAGTTCCGCGTCCCGACCGATGGTCGTGTCCTTCTGGTCGGTTCCGACTGGGAGTCCGCGCTTCTGTCGGACGAGAAGCTGAACCTGGCCGGCAACGTCGGCGAGGCCGAGGCTGTCTCCGCCCTGCGTGAGGCCAACATCGGCCGGCGCTACGGCTTCGACATCGTGGTCTCGCAGGAGGTTCCGGGCGACGCCGCGTTCGCGCTGCACCGCTCCGCGTTCATCTTCGCGACCGGCGCCCCGACCGTCCCGCAGTCCGTGTACGGCGGCACCGCCGCTCACAACGGTGTGGCGATCCGCTACATCCAGGACTACGACGCGAACTACCTGACCGACCGGAACGTGGTCAACACGTACAAGGGCTTCCGGTCCATCAAGGACCAGCTCATCGGCATCAACGAGGGCACCGGCCAGGCGTTCGTCTCGCAGTTCGAGCACTTCGTCCGCGCGATCAAGCTGGACCTCGACCTGACCGCTGACGTGCTGCCCGACCCGGACGGCCCCGACGCCGCGCAGGTCGAGCTCGCTGCGATCACCGGTGTCGCCGGTACCGCTGACGGCGCTGGCGTCTGATCCATCGGCTGAGTGGGGCGGGGTGTGCAAGTTGCGCATCCCGCCCCTCCCCGTGAGTGAAGGAGAACCATCTTGGCGAACTTCGCCACACTCGAAGAGCTGAAGGCTCGCCTCGACTGGACGCTCGACGCTGACGAGGAGCGCATCGCGACCTCGGCCCTGGAAGACGCCTCCGACCTGGCCAGCTTCCACGCTGGCCGCGACTGGCCGGACGTCACCTCTGCACCCCGCCTGGTACGGACGCTGGTCCTGAAGGCGTGCAGCCGGTACATGACCAACCCCTCGGGCTACACCCAGTCCCGAGCGGGCGACGAGACCCTGGGATGGAACGACACCCAGGGCGAGAACGCGGGCACCGTCTACTTCACCGACGACGAGCAGAAGCTCCTCGTCCAGATCGGCGGGCGCAAGCCCGGCCTGGTCTCGGTGGGCGTGAGCGCCTGGAACTCGGACATCCGCCGCTACCGCGCCCGGCCTCGTCGCCATCACGGCAACGACCTCCCGGCCGGCTTCGTCCCGTCCGAGTCCGGCAAGGACTTCCCGCTGTACGCCAGTGAGGACGATGTCTGGTGAGCTCGATGCAGCGCAAGCGCGGTGTCGAAGCCACCATCTACCGCAGCCGCTACCACACGGACAACCGCGGCAACCAGATCCTGGTCGCCGACGACGACGGCCCGCACATCGTCAAGTGCGCGCTGATTCCCCAGCGTTCGGCCCGAGCCGAGATCCCCGGTCAGCAGCAGATCAACATCACCCGCATGATCGTGGACGCCAACCTCGAAGGCGTCGAGCTGTGGTCGCGGGTCGAACTGCTCGGCAAGATCTGGGACATCGTGACCCCGCCTGCCTACCACCACGGCGAGCGCAAGACGCGGCACTGGGCGATCGACATCCGCGAGAGGCCGAGCTGATGGCCTACATCTACAGGGGCCTCAACGGCAAGAACCTCGAAGAGGTCATCGCGCTGGTGGACGGCGTCCAGGCCGAGGTCGACGCGCGCGCCTTCGAGATCGGCGTGCGAGCCGAAGGGCTCCTGCTTGAGCACCGCGTCGAGGGCATCGCCCAGATCGAGATCGTCAAGGGCGACGTCGACTCCTACGTCGTTCTCGCCGACGCCAACGGAACCAACGCGAAGTCCGGCGCCAACTCCGCGGCCTCGATCGAGTTCGGCCGCGCCGCGTACGACGTCGAGCTTGTCGACGAGAACAACAAGCTCGTGAACATGTACACGGTCGGCGCGACCGAGGGACTCCACATCCTGGAGAAAGCCTCACACCTCCCCAAGAAGCACGGCCCGAAGGTCAAGCCCGCCAAGAAGAAGGTCCGGGTCAAGACCAAGACCAAGAAGCGTGGGGGTGGTAGAGGCTGATGGCCGGCGTACCTCCGTACATCAAGGCGCTCGCCGAGCTCTCCCCCGTCGAAGACCTGATGCTCGCAGTCCTGCGAGAAGGACTTCCGGGGATCACGGTGAAGTCCCTGATCTCCAAGAACCAGTCGTTCCCCCTCGTCCTGGTGCGCCGCGACCCTTCCTTCGGGAACTGGTCGGGCGACACCCGGTTCCTCGACGCAGCCCGCGTCGCGGTGCACGTCTTCTGTCAGGACCCTGACGGTGACGAAGACGCCGCGATCCTCAGCGAAGCCGTACGCGTCGTCATCCGCGACGCCTGGCTCTCGCAGAAGGTCGTGCCCTCGCGCGGCCACATCACACGGGTCGACCTCGCGTCCGCCCCTCGTCGGGTCACCGACTGGGCGACGTCGACCGGCCCGGTCCAGTACGCGGACCTCCCCACTGGTGTCTGGCGCTACGAGGCGACCTACGACATCGAGATCCGCAAGCCGCGCAACCGCCCGTACCCCATCCCGTAAGGAGACTCCTTCGTGGCCCTGAACGACAACGCCACTCTCGTCATTG